CCCCCAGAGGAGAAAGATGCGTGGAAAGAAATGACCGCGTGGATCAAAAGCGACTCAGAAGTCGCCAGGGCCATTAGAGAGATTGGACCCATTGATCCAGTTCCGTTTGAGGAATGGAACTCCAACTTCCCGAAGGGCCGACAGGCCGAACACAAAAGGGCGAAGATAGCGATCGAAAGAGATGGCCTTAGCGCGGAGGATTTCCGGCGAAAGGCCTTTGTCAAAACAGAAAAGTATAACAAAGGTACCCTAGATGGAGCCAAGGAATTTGATCCACGGCTCATCCAGGGAGTATCGGCGAAAGCAAACGTGGCCCTTGGGCCATGGATCTCTCGCTATGCCAAGCAGATGAAGAAAGCTTGGCATTCACGAAGCAAGGTCTGCTTCGCCAGTGGAATGACAGCCGAGGAGGTTGGCAGCTGGTTGAAGTGGGGCCATACGCAAGTGGGAGAAGATGCCTGGTTTCTGGAATGCGACATGGAGAAGTACGATTGCTCTCAGGGGAAAGGTGCACACATGTTTGAGAAATATGTGTATGAAAGGGTATGCAAGTTGGCTGCTCACAAGAACGCCCTCCGCACGTTCAAGGCCCAGGCCATGACACGCGGAATTGGCGCCCAAGGCACGACCTACAAGGTCAAGTATGGACGCAAATCGGGCGACCCGAACACTACCACAGGCAACAGCCTCCTAAACGGGGCAGCCTGTGCCAAGACCCTAGAAGACATGGGGTTAGAGTTCGTGGCGATTGTGAATGGAGACGACATGTTGGCCCTCATTAGGAGGAAAGCCGGCGTTACCGGGCAGTGGCTGAAGGATATGTATGAACAGGGCATGAGAGCTCTGGCGTTCATTCCCAAGGTAAAGATCTCAGAGAACTTGGCCAAGGTCGAGTTTTGCTCTGGATTGTTCTGGCCCGTTGGAGCGGTTGACTACGTTTTGGGACCCAAGCCGGGAAAGCTTGCGGCCAAGATGGGTTTCGCTACCAAGAAACTTTCCACTAGTGATATTGAAGGCACCAATACGGGGTATGCGATGAATTGCAGCCACGTTCCCTTCCTGCGGGTTTTGTGCAAGCCTGTGGGAACCCACAAAACCCTGCCCAAAGGATTTGAATACAAGATCAACACAGCCAAGAAACACCAGGTCTGTGAGCGAACGAAGATTTTCTTCGCCGATCGTTACGGTATCGACTTTGAACAGGTGGAACACAAATTGTCCCTAGCTCTGAATTCGGCGAAAACACCAAACAAGCTACTGCCCGCTGGGCTGTTAGACTGGTGTTTTGAACTGGACAACTAGGGTACACTGCTGACCGAAAATTACATACATAAAAATTAGGAAATGTATAAGTATTGCGGACCATATTGGTCCGATGGAAAATGGCAGAGCTCCGTACGCGGAGCTGCTGCTGCAGATAATGATCTGGATGAGTGCTGCAAACAGCATGATGCTGTTTATTTTGACCGCCCTGGTGCGGAAATGCTTACAGAGGCTGATGAAAAATTCAGCGCGTGTGCC